GCGGTTGTTTTCCCGGTTCGAAAATATCGGGGCGGTTGGTCAATCGTCGTTTGTGTCATTGGTCGAAATCTCCGGGACGAACGCGGAAGAATTGGCAAAGTGTAAATCCACGCCGCGGCTTTTCGCGTACTCTAGGGCCGCGGCCGTTTGGTCGATGTTGTCTTTGAATTTGGTCCCGCTTCGTTCGCACTCCAAGAACGGATTGGAAATCCCTTGGGCTATAGACATTGCCGCGCCTTGGGCCGACTGTACCGGGTTCCACCATTCCACGCCGTCGTTGACAAATTCCCATGCGATAAAATCAAAACCTTTACCGGCCGGCAAATCCAATTCGCCGTCGGCAACCGCCAACCCGAAGCGCCACCGCGCCCATTGGTTTTGTAGGTCTTGTAGGTCTTGGACTTTGCTCTTGCAACTTTTCCGGTACTGAATAAGGCCGGCCCGACTTCCAAAAAAGTTCGTGAACGATTCGTCAAAAAAGCTGTATGGGATATCAAGCGACTTTAAGGCGGCTTGAATCATCATGGTTAAAAAATTGACCGTTTCCCCGCTTGGTGTTTTGCTTTCTAGAATTTCGGCCTTTTCGCCCGGTTCTAAATCCAACGCAAACGTACCCTGGGGGAGGTCCACGGAAAAATCGGAATCGTCGACGCCGTCGCCGTCAGAATCACGGGTGGCCACGGCCGCACCCGGCCCGAAGGGGTTGGTCATTCCTTCACGCTGAAAACTAATTCCAAACAGGGCGGCCAGTTTGGTTTTGGCCAAATTATATTCCACGTTTTCCGCCACATCGCGGAACGCGTTTAAACCAGCCGCAATTGGCGACACGCCGCGGATTTGGTCATACCTGTCGAAAAACGAATGATGGAAAACGTTACGCGCGGGCACTACTCGCCGCAAATCGTAACGGCCGCCGGTTCCCCGGTCACAAATCGCGTAACTTTGCGCCGCGCCGGATGCGTTGATTTTTACGCCGTTGATCCATTCGCCGCTTGTGAGTGTATCGGCCGCCGGCGTGCGGATTCGGTCGGCCTCGATGGCCTGGATGCGTCCCCGGGCCGCGGCCGCTTGTGGGGCAATTTTCAACCAAAAGACGTCCCCGTCGCGAATTCGACACGCTTCGGCAAGTCGCACCGCCCGCCGCAACGGGTGCCGCCTTGCAATGTCGAAGCGGTGGGCGGCGCTTACATCGTCCAAGAATTGTTCCAGGTAAACATTGTACCCTTCATCCGGCGTGCGGGCCTGAAAACTAAAACTGGACACATAGTCCAAATGTTTACGGATGGCCCACGCGGCAATCGCGAAATTCCGCGACAAGTCCCGCGAAGTGGCGGCGAGAATGTCCCGCTTTTTTTGCGTGGCCCACTTGTCTTCGTGTTTGGTGACACGTTTAGGCGATACACGCCGGCCGGTGTCTTCGGTCGCATCGTAGCCGAACGCGTGGCGGATGTTTTGGTTTTGAGTGTTCACCACGCGCCGCCCATCTTGATTCGAAACACGGTGGGGCGGGCCATTGTCGACGCTTCAAGCAATCGCAGTTCGGCCAAGCGTTTTTTGGCGTGGTCCAAGTCCCACGTAGTTGAAGCGCCGTCCGTGTTGGTGGCGCTTACCGAAGCGTTGACAAGTTTTTCTAAATACGCAATTTCCGCCGTGTAGTCTGTAGCCATAGCGTTATGGTACGCAACGGCCGCCGGCGGCGTGCGGCGTTTAATCGATTGCTATTTTCTTTTTTGGTGGTGTGTCGTTTCGGGTGGGGTAGTACGTTTTAACGCGGACCGCTTGGCCGCATTGCTTACACTGGCAATTCTGCCAATCAATCCGCGAATAAGGGACGCCGTCTAGCATCCCGGACCAATCCCGCCGAACGGCCGGCGCTCCGGCCACTGGCGGCAATTGTTGCGAACCGCAACGCGGGCAGGTTGGCGGAATCCGTAACGCTTCGGCGGCCACGTAGGTTTTGTTGCGGCTACCCTTGGGGCGGCCCCGCTTGGTTGTTTTTGTCGTGCGCTTGTTGGGCATGTCTAAAACTTTCGGATTCTACGGCCGCGGCGGGGCGGCGCGGTGGTGGTGGTGGATTTGTCACTGGTGGCCGCGTGTTGTCGGTCCACGCCACACGCGGACGCGGCAACCATCGAACCCACCAAGCAGTCCCACAAATGGTTATCGCGGCCCGGTATCGCTTGCCATTCGTACACGGTCCGTGTGTCGTGGCTAACACGGCGCGGGACTTCGGCGGTTATGTGGTCGGCTATCATTCGGTGGACATCGGGCCGCGCCTTAAAAAATCCAATCGAACCGCGGGAACCCCAATCCAAGGAAAGCGCGTCATGACACCGTTTTTTCCAGTAATTAACGTCCGACAAAATCCCCACCAGTTGTTTGCCCTTCGCTTGGGTTGGCACCCATTCGGGGCCGTATTGCCCGCCCCGCGATTGTTGCCATTGACTAATCGCCCGGTGCGACGCCTTCACCCCGCGTCCGTAGCTTGGCGTTAAAACGGGCGCGTGGACGCTTTGCCGCAAACACTGGTTGACTAGTGCGGACGTGCCTCCCCAGTTTGCATCGACCATGCAACGTTTAATTCTTAGCGTGGCCCCATCATCGCGGACCCATTCGGCCCCTACCAAATCGTCCACTAGTTCCGTTAGCCCTTTATAGATAACCGCTTCGTCGTCGGCCCCCGGGTATCGGTTTTTCAAGGTTTGCCGCGCGTCGGGCAGTGTGTAGTAAAGTTTGGCCCGGTTGGTGTTCGCTTCGGTTTGCTTGGGAAAACTTCCATAATCCAGGACAAACCCGGTAAATGATTTGTCCCACGCGGCCACCAGCCAATAGAGCAGCGAACCTTGAACGTCGATAAACGCGGTTAGCGTGTCGCAATGGGAAGGGATTTCTCGCCGCTTGAATCCCGATTGCTTCACCGCCAGCGTGTCGGCGGATATTTCGGTGAGGTCGGCCACTTCGTCGCGGTGCGGTTGGTTTTGACACTCGGCGAAAAACGCCACACTATCGCGGATTTTTAGATTCATAGCGTGTTGTATCCCGGAAATTTCATCCGAACGGAACCGTTCGGGCCAGCTAACTTTCGCGCCTTTATCCATGGCGGCCTGGTTGTCGCGGTAAAATTCGGTGGCGGCGTCGATGGTGCCGGTTGTTCGTAACGCTTGTTGGAGAATGTCGGCGTATTTGTCCCACATATCGGAATCGTCCGGGAAAGTCAAAACCATGCTAGACCGTTCCCCCTGAAATTCCGGGTGTTTGTCGCGGTCCAAAAGATTGTCGGCCAAGTCGCCCGGATAGATGACGGTACAAGGACACAATACCGCGATAGGTTCGCCCGGGCCGGATAGGTAGGCAATGTCGCCGGCCATGGTTCGTTCGCGCGTGTGGGATTGCGACGGACTTTTGGCGCTTTCGCGTGTTTGCGGGTCGTCACAAATCGCTAGCGTCGGGCGCTGGATGGTGCCGTCGGGCCGCGTGTGATTCAATCCGCGAATCTCCCCGGTCAACCCAAACACGTCGACACGGGCGGACGAACCGAAGGCGTGTTCTTCAGGGATATGGGCTAGGGTAATTTGCTTGGATTGCCACGCTATAAATGTGTGTTTGGTTTTGTAGCGCTGGCCTTCGGCTTTCCGGGCGCTATTATCTAACGCCCGCACCGGCCACACCTCCGCGGGGAAGTCTTGCAAAAGTAGGTCATTGAGTTGGAATTGTGTTTTTAGGTTTTTCAACCGGCGTTCGGCCGCTTGTTCGGACGCGCCAACAAAAACGGTGTATGGTGACCGGCCGGTAAGAATGGCCCACAAAACGCCCCACTCACACATGGTCGTTTTTCCACTTCCGCGCGGCATCGCCCACGCAAACATCCCGCCGGATGTTATCGCGCGTTGGATTTTATCGGCGGCCCGCTTGTGGTAGGGCGACCATGGCAAGGTAAACGCGGTCGGGAAATACGCTTGGCAGAATGTTTCGTAAGAGTCGATAGCATCGCGCCGCCGGATCGGGTCCTTGATTTTCGGTAGCGGTGCGATATCTTGGTGGGCCTTGGTTCTGGCCAAACTGGCCAAGCGCATTTTTTCGCTATGCGCGGCGTATTGCTCGGCGGCGTTTCGTGTTGCGGTGGCCATTTTCGTTTTTCCCGTTCGACCTAACGGCCGCGATTAAAAACCGGCGTCCATATTTGCGCCGTGTGGTCCGCGTGTTAGCGGCGGCGATGATTACACCGCCACGGACGCCAACGCGTTACGCTTTGAATCTGGCCGCCCCACTGATTAAAGAAAGAAAACCGTGTTTTTTGGCCCTTTCACGCTCCCTATCCGCG